TTTTTACGGTTTGTGTAGTTTGTGTTGATTTGCCAATACCAAACTGTTTTTTCATTGCCGCAATTTCTTCTTCTGTGGGAGTGTTGCCCGCAATGTTGACCTGTTGAACACCATTGGGTGTTTCGACTTTAATAACTGGCATTAGTTAAATCTCCAAACACCATCTTTGCCCTGTGTCATGCCACCCGCGGATTGACCTGTGCTTGTGGGTTTAGTATCTGTACCCCCGGTATTAGGAGCAAAAGAACTTGCGCCTCCTAGGTCAGCACGTTGTTGGAATCCTGCTCTAACAATGTACATGAGAATTTGATCAATTGCTTTGTCGCTTAGTATTTGGGATTTTGGTACCGCTTCATACATGCTTGCGGCTACTTTTTCTTGTTCCTTGCCACCATCCTGCACGTTGAGATTTGGTTTTAGTGCGGTTGGTTTTGCACCGGTCATTTTTGGTAAACCTTTTTTAAAGTTCTTCCAACCCTTGGCAATTTTTTGTGCTATGCCTGGGTTTGGTTTACCTACACTTTTTGCAATAGAATCTAATTCCTGTGTGTTAGCAATTGGAAAGCCTTTTGCTTGTAGGTACTGTACCATAATTTCTTTTGTGGGTTGCTGTGCATTAGCGTTTTTCCAAAAACTGGTAAACTGCTTTTTAAGTGCATTAGCCTCTTTGCCAATCGCGCCAGCGTCGGCGGCTCGCTGAGAGCCCATTTTTGCGGCAACTTTATCGCCTAGACCTTTTAGCATACCGTACGGTGCTTCATCGATCTTTTTTGCTTCGTTTAAAACAGCAACTTCATTAATTTTCATACCAAAATCTCCTAATCGTATTTATATAATCACAGTTTGAAACATATAAAACCAAATAGCGTAGTTTAATTGTAATAAGTACTTACCTAAATATTTACACGATGATTACAAAATATATAGTGTACGAAAATGGTGTAGAAATAACCGTTGCTAATTCACAGGAAGAAGCACACACTTGCATAGAGTGTATGCGTACACAGAATCCACATAAAGAATACGAGTTAAAGGAAATTCAGATTAGTTCAGTTAAACCTGGTTTCGGAAGAGATCCTGATTTACATTAACTAATACAAGTAAAGTGAACTGCGTTCACTTGTGTTTTTCGCTATCGCTCAAACACCACTTTCTTTTTCTTAATATATAAGAACAATAATTGCGAAGCAATTTAGCATCATGTAGATTGTTTCAGTCAGACGGAACCTGTTTACGGTTCCATCTAATCTTGAACATCATGTGAGTTCGTCACAGCCAAGACTTGGAAGTAGGTTTTTGTTTATACACCTGTTTGTGGGGCTCTGACCTTTCCCCTACCTACGTCGACATCACGTAAAAATCTGCTAACAAATCGCTTTGCTATCGCAAGCCGCTTCGCGGCATCTTACGCTACCTCCCGCCTCGTTCCGTTGCGGAGAGTTTTTTCAAACACAGTGTTTTCGACTGACAGCATTCAATCTCCGTTAACCAGTTGGCCCAATTTGTTTGATGGCTTACCTCACAGTGGTGGTCGATCAACGTGTACGAGTGTCCTTCTCAGGGGACCTTTTACTCAGCGGTATTTGCAAACTGGCCCGCCAACCTTATGTGCTGTTATGTTTTGCCTAATTTTTCGAGTGCTTCTTTGAGAATCTTTGAACTGCCTACTCTTACATTAATAATTCCGTTATAATACTCGTCTGTCTCTAATACTCTGCGTTCAAATTGTTCTCTAGCCTCAAGATAACTCATTAAGCCTCTGCTATTACAAAAATGGAGAATTTCGCGTGTGAACTTTTCTGGGCCTAGTGCCTCAACGTCTGCCTGTAAATGATCTGAAGATCCCCAATAGTCTCTCCAATCACTTTCAACTTTGCTTCTTCGTTTGTTTTTCTTGCCTTTGAGTGGTGGGCGTGTTTTCTTGAATTTTGCTAATTTTTTGCCTACGTACTTACGATTGTTGGTAGTGTTTGTTATCAGGTAAACAAAACCTTCGCAATCTTGCGGAAGTTCTTGTACTATTTTGCCCTGATAAGTCCACTCCATAGTGATACTTACCGTGCCTTAAATTTAGGTGTCTTGATTCTGGTTTTGAGTCTTATTTTGCTTTTTTTCCGTTTTTAATGCCTTGCGTTTTGCCTGTATTTCGTTGCGTCTGGTCGTGGCTAACCTTCTAATATCACTAAGAATAACTCGTGCTTTGCGTCCAGTTTCATCAAAACCTTTTGCTTCAAAGCGTTCCTGTGCGTTATAGTAATCCATCATTGCTTGAACAAGCAACTCATGGGTAGATTTAGGCATTCACAACCTCCGTGTCGTTGGAATATGAAGTGAATCCGTTATCCTTAATTACCTTCAAGATGTTATTCACACGTGAAGATAGTTCATCTTTGTGCGAAATGAGATATATGTTTTTACCACGATCTCTAGCCATCTTTTTAAGAATACCGATTGAACTTTCTACACCAGCGGCATCCAATCCGTTATCAATAAGTTCGTCAATAAACAACAAATTAATGTTCTGATATAGACTTTCCCAAACGTCACGGAACGCCCAACTCATTGATAAAATAAGTCTATTTCGTTCTCCTCTACTGAGGTTATCAAAGTCTAAGTCACGTCCTAGTTCTGTAATTTGTACCGTTAAATCGTTCAAAAATAATACCTGATGCGGTAATCCTGTGCGTTCTAGATAGTATTGTAAACGCTTGTTAAGGAATGCCAAGTTTTGATCAATAATACGCTTACGAATAAAAGAGTCCTTGCTTGTTAACAGTTTGTACAAGAAGTCCATATGTTCCTTCATTTCAGTTAGAGCATTAATATTGTCCCAACTTACTTCTTGTAGTGCTTGTTCACGCAATTCTTTCATTTGTTCTGTATACGGATTTAATTCTTCTTCTTTTTCACGTTTTCGATCTTCTAGACTTGCAAGATTGTTTCTATGATTATATGCTTCTTCACTGCTATCATAAAATGTTTTCGGACATCCGTTAATATTTCCAATGTCATCTATTTTCTTTTGTACATCTTTTAACTGCAACACGATGCCGTCAATATAAGTTTGACTTTCTGTTACATCATTTTGTTTTTCAGCAAGAATTTTTCCATGTGCTTCGTCATGTAAATCCTGTCCACAAGTAAAACATTTTTTGCTTGCAATGTCTTTTAATTCTTGTTCATATTTTGAATGTGTGCGTTCGGCACGTAACAAACTACTTTCTAAACTTGCCTTTTCTTTATTAAGATTGGTAAGTTCGTTGTTTTTGTTATCCCATTCTTCTTTGTTTTTATGTGCTTGAATTTCTGCATCAATATCAACCGTAATTAATTGACTAATTGCTTTGGTTGTTCTTGCAAGTTCTTCTGCTTGATTTGCGTCCCATGCTTTTGATTTAATTTCTAAATTGTCGATTGATTCTTGTACTTTTTTGTTTGCTGTTTCAATACCTTTTATTGTTGCTTCTTCTTCACTAATAGCATCACGCACACGCTTTTGTTCATCTTTTAGACGTTCTGCTTTTTCGGATAGGATGGTGATGCCCAACAACTGCTCAATAATTTCTCTTTGATCATTGGCTTTGAGTGAAAGGAAAGGCTCAGTGTATGTGTTGAGCGCCACCAAATGCTTGAACATGGTGTGTGTCATGTTCAGTAATTGTATAATATCTTCTTGTGTTTTACGACTGTCGCCCTGTGACTCGTCAATGTCGTCAGCAGTAACATCGATATCTTCTCTAAAAAATTTAAGAATATTTGGCTTACGTCCACGTTCGATACGATAATTTTGACCGTCTTTTTCAAACTCAACGGTAACCAACATACCTTTGCCGTTGGTTTTATTAATTAAGTTTTCTCTACGAATTTTTGTAAGTGCTTCGCCATACAATGCATAACTTAAAGCATTTACAATGGTAGTTTTACCCGTACCGTTACGAGAACCTGCATCGTCTCCACCTAAATCTAGGTTTTCTCCTAGTACAAGTGTTAATAAGTTCTTATCAAAATCTACTGCTTGAGTTTGGTTACCCACACTCATAAAGTTTTTAACTGTTATTGTTTTGATTTTAAACATTATAATCCTCTATAGATATCCAACAACAGATTAGGTTTATATGTTGTGCTATCTATTTTTGTTATTTGATCTGTTACAATTTGATCCACTGATTCAAAATCAATTTCGCCTGATTCTAGTTTGTTTATTTCGTCATCAGCATTGGTGTCAGGCAATAAACTAATTTCTCTAATATCATATTGACTTGAAAAGTTTTCTTTAATAAAATTTGCTTCTTCGTAACTGATATCAATATCGAGTGTTACTCGCAAATACAGATTTTTAGGAGAAAGTATTTCTTCCGTTTTATCTAGTAATCTGCTAAGTGGTATAGTTCTATATTTTGGACAATCCGGCCAGTCGATGAACTCGGGCTCACCTCCCCATTCTAATATCATCATACCACGCTCATCATCCCAGGCATCGGCGTAATTGTGTGGAAAGGCATTGCCGATATAATAGATGTTTTTGCGTTGCTGACGTTTGTGGAAGTGGCCCGTGAACACCATTTCTTGGTTAGCAAAGTCGTCTGCTTTGATTTCTCCTGTATCAGGCATTTCAACCATAGCATTCATTTTGAAGTTAGGAAGTTCAAAGTGTCCAAACATATATTTGCACTTCATCTTTGCAACTTCTTTCCATTCTTCTTGCACTAACCATGGAACCAATGCAACATCATCAATGATCATTGGCTCGTTTACCACAGTAATACCTGGTACGTGTTTACCAAATACTACACTGTGAATCTCTCGTTTGTCTTTGTAATACAAATCGTGGTTGCCTGGAAAAAAGTAAAACTTATCAAACGCCTTACCTAGTTTTTCCAGTGAACGCAAACTAGCATCCATGGTGGTTAAATTTAACGCACTTCTGTTATGATGCCAGTCGCCTGTGAATATACCTACATCACAGCCGTTTGCTTTTGCTTGTTCA